CTTTAATATATCCCTATACCGCAAGGCAACGAGGCGGTTTGCGATCACCACATCGTCTCCTAGAATGGCATAAGCCGTGAACCAACCAGTCTTCCCTACCTCCCGCGCAGCACACTGGACTATCATATGATGGACCAGAGCCAACATCGCCCAAGAACTATAGGCCCCCATGGGTTGACCAACCGCGTAACGGACTATTCCGGAACGCGGTAGCCCCTTCTCGACCTCAATGGTCTCAAAGTGGTCCGAAGAGAGATCGTAGTAAAAACCACGATCCCTCAACAGTTTCCCCCACAAATCTCCCATAGAACTAGGGAGAAGTTGGTTCAGTAGAGCCACTTGCACCTCCCATGGCACTCTATCCGTAGCGGCTTTCAGATCGAAAGAATAGAAAACCTCGTCCGGAAAATCTCTAACCAGAGCTCTTACAGGAGCTAATTGATCAAAGGTCCCGTCTTGAGGTATCTTCCGAAGAACCGAAAACAACCACTTATGGAGCGGACGCAGAACAATCTGCGTCCAATAGTCTACTATAGCAAACACCCGAACCTTACCCGGTTCTTCCTTCACTCCGAGCTTTCCTAACCGGCCCCCCCTTCCAGTAAGTGGACGAGACAACCTTTTAGGGTTGTCCGCCCATAACAAATAAATGTCATCGGCTTCTGAAGCCAAACGCTCCATAACCGACTTAATAGAAAGAGAGTCAACAATCCCTAACCACGTGACTAGTACCCCCCAGAGAGGATTATTAATCCAAACTAGGGCGTCGTACCAGCACATACCTAGAGACGTACTATTATTCCGAGAATTGGGCCCCGAGGTCCGGACCGAGAAATACTCCACCTTAAGAGCCTCACGAACACCAGCCTCCGACAAGGGAAAAACATCCCACGCCATCAACTGCCGAACGAAAAACTCTGAATACCTGGATACGCGTCTAACCACACGGGACGATCCCTCAAATGGAGCTATGATCGTACCCACGCTAAACACCCCCTTAAAATCCAGTACCCTATACAAACCAAATAGGGACAACCAGGCTCTCACTATCAAGTGATCACCAGACCGGATCCTTCGGCGGTGCTCAACGGGAATAATTCTCGGCAAACCGGATTTAGTCCGGCTGACCACTGGCCCGAGGACGGTCACGTCCGCATGCTTCTTACCCGCTGTAACGGACATCAGCAGAATGCTGTAAGCCTTTAGACGCAAACACAATCCCCGGACTCCCTGAGTCCTCATAATCCACTCACAATGCCACGCGAAACGATAAAGTATCTTCACCCAGGACGATAAGGAAGCCCCACCCGCTAAACCAATAAAACCGAGAAGTTTTAAGGCTAGCGGGCGACCAGCTTTTACACTGTTCTGCCAACTAAGTCTGACAGCTGGACTTAATTCTGAAAAATAAGTCAAGTTGTTCATTTTCAATTATAAATAATAGCTTAGCACTTCAGTTTCCCTTGTGGGGACTGCAGGCACCTTATCCAAGGACGGGGCTACCGCTGTGGTTGCCTGATCCTACACTACTCCTAACTAGATCCCCGGGGTCCTCCTACCATCATTCCAGAATTCCGTACTGTCCTCCGAAGAGCGTCGTAAACTCTAGAGCTCCGGCTGTTCCGGACTCCCATTTCCACGAGACCCCATTCTCGCGTTTTGCCCGTTAAAC